AGCTAATTGTTCTATTTGAATTAATACATCTTCACGTAATACTGAACTTCGCTCGGCAACTAGCTCAACTAATAACCCACTCTCCATCACTGCATGCTTAATATCTTGAGCGATACTGTATAAATCACTGCAACTTAAAGGCTGTTGTCCTGCATCTATATCCCAACCACCATCAACGACTTTGATATCTATATATTTTTTACTATCCGACATTTAATTCTTCCCATTGCGCTAAATCATCTGGTGTAAAGGGTTTATGCGCATTAATAGTTATATTGCCGTAAGTGCGGTTATTACTTGATTGTTGGCTGTTATTGTTTGTGCTTGCGTTTTGAACCATGTTTTGTGGTAGTTTGGTTTGGTTTATGACATCAAACTTGATTCCATTGGAGCTTCATTTACTTTTGTTGCTTGATTAGCAATCGCAACGCCTGCAGGAAAAGGTATTACATTTTGTTGTGACTGATTTGCCGCTGTCATTTCTGGTGATATTGTTCCGATATTAGCCATTGTTTCTAATTCGGGAGTAACTTGCACACTTTGCTTTGCGACTTCCAGTTCAGGAGTAGCAGGCATATCTGCACTAACATCGATATCAATGCCAGGGATCATGTTTAACTTATCGATGACCCAATCAATTGTCTCTCCTAAAAACTTAAAAACAGCACTGTCTGCAAATGTGGCTTTAATGTCATCCCAGTAATAAATCGCTGCGCCAATTGCAACACCTAAAGCAATAATGCCTGCAACTATCCAGGTAATAGGGTTTGCCCAAAGTGCGGCACTAAATAGCCATGTTGAGGCAGTCATCAACATGGTGCTAATGCGCAATGCTTTAAACACACCACTTAATGTGCCCATGGTTAACGCCCAACCTGCTGACATCATTTGACCAATTCCCATCGCCAATGAAAGGCTAGCGACAACAGCACCCAAGGTGATCGCACCAATTGCTACCCAACCAAGAATTTCACCCAATAATGGAAACTCATCAACCCAACTAACGATGACGCTCAAACCATCAACCATTAAACCAACTACAGAATTAAGTGCCGGTAATATGGCACCAAAAACAGACGCGCGAACAGCAAACCAAACAGCCTCTAAACGTTCCCATTGGTCAGTCATTTTAGCGGCCATATCTTCAGCTTTACCCATTCCTTGGATATTACCCAGTTGTTCAACAGATTGAGCAAGGCCATTAGTGTCTGCCATTAATAACTTGATCATCCCTGATGCTTCTTTAGTACCAAATGCTTTGGCTAGTTCTGCTGATTCAGCGACATCAATCGTCTCGCCGTAACGACCTTTAAGTTGTTCCAAAATATCAACCATTGGCAAAAGCTGCCCATGGCTGTTTTTGTGCCGGCTTCACTGCCCGACATGGTGGCCTGCAGCGTGCCGAGAATAGCCATTTGTTCATGCATTCCAACACCAACAGAAGTTGCATCAGCACCAACGGATGTAAACGCTGCACTCATTTCAGAGCCTGTTGTTTTAAACATCTGAACCGCACTGGCCGTCATACCTGTTACTTGCTCAACCCATTCGCCTTTACCCATTTCATTGGCTTGATTTTTAAAGATGCCGTACATGGTCCCCATGTAATTAGTAATGGTACCTGTGTCGGCTTTAGTAGCAGCGGCTAATACACCCGATGCTTTAGTAAACTGTGAAAGTTCATTACCATGAAGACCAGCAATGGCAGATTGAATATCATAGGAAGCAGCAACAAAATCTGTTGCTGATTTACCGTATTTAACAGAAAAACTAAGTGCTGTTTTTTCAAGCTGTTTAAGAGCATCATCGGTGACGCCTAATGAAGCGACTTCACCAATTTTTCTATCCATTTCAATGGCTGGCATTAATGCATTTTGAATTGCAAAACCAGTTGCAACTAGACCAGCACCACCGGATACCATATTACTCATACCTTGGCGACCTGCATCCATCGTCGAATGCATCTGCTTTGAGATGCCTCGTAATGGTTTGGTTACTTGGTCTATAAGACCAATGTGCATGAGTAGTTTGTCCATTATTTTTTAAATAATTTTCCTATGGCATTGCTAACGGCTAATTCTTGGCGGTCATATAAATGTTTGTCTAGCCACGTTGCCCGGGCTAGATTTTCAACATCGTCATTTTCATTGGGTAGAAGATAACGACGTAAGATTAAGGCTTGTTCAAAGCTATTACTTTCAATGCTTTTAACTCGCCTATTTAGTTTTTTAGAGTTACTTTCACACCACCTTTAGATGCTTTATTTACTTCCATAAATACGTCCATGACTAAACCAGGAACGGTATCGAGTAATTCAATTAAGTCTGCCTTTTGCTCTGGCTCAACAGTGCGTGTTAGGAATTGATGTGCCGGTGCAATTTTGTCATCTGGCATTAATGCATTTGTGTAGTTGTTATGATCAGCTACCGTTGGTGTAAATGTAAATTCAGTTTCACCAATAGTTAATACGATTTTCTTTGTCATGATTTTTACTGCCTATTTAAAGTTTCATATAGTCGATTAAATCCATTTTCCATCTGACGCTCTAACCGCTCTGCATGGTCTTTGAATTCATCTTTTGTGGCATACGTTTCTGCCACATGCGTTTTATAATTTGATAGCTCTTTAGATAACTTAAAGAAGTATCCAATTAACATACTGGTTAGAACGACTAATAATGATGCAATCCCAACCAATGCATTTATCCAAGTAGGATCCATTTATCCTCCTTTAAATGACTTTTTAATACCTGCAACAATGCCGACAGGTTTAAGTCCAGCACTCACTTGCTTATCTACAGAGCGTTTATGAATACTGACACCTAAAATCCTAAGGGCTATTCCAAACAATGGTGTAAGGGCAACAACAGCACCTACTAAATCAGCCGCTGATTTAGGATGCATAACCATGGCGTAAGCAAGGCCGAAAAATAATAAGCACCATGCTAAACAAACAGCATACCCAAATGTAGGTCTCCAGCGACGAACCCAAGGATCATTGCTCGCAAGTTCTGCTTGCATTGTTGCATGCTGTTGAACAATGGATAATTGCCTTTCTTCACTTTCAATTTCAGCATGTTTAAATGAAAGCTCTTTAAATTTTATGCGTTCGTCACTTTCTAATTGTTTAAGTTTTACTAATGCTTGTGGATTACTTTTAAGCTCTTGCTCGATCGCACTTGGTGTATTCTCGACACCAAGTGCACTTGCTACCATTCCACCAACAACGCTACCTGCAGGACCACCTATAAGTGTTCCAATCATAGGAGCTGCACTACCAACAATTGTTTTGATTGAACCCCACATGATCAATCCTTAATAATGGTTAACTTCGCCTGTTCACCATTAAGTTCTTTCATTAATGCTTTAAGCGCATCAACGGAATTTGTCACACACCATTCCCCATCTAACAAACCAAAATCAAGACCAGGTGCAGCACATCCTAATAATTGAGAAGGTTTATTTGCAGGGTGAAACAAACACTCAGTACGAAGACTTGGGCCATGTAAAGTAACGCCTAAAGTCGGTGCAATCATTGCGTAACATGATCCATACTTAGGGCTAACATGAGGAATTAATAAATAATCCCCTTCTGGTACACAAGATTTAGATGGTGTGTTATTAAGCCACTTACGCTCGACCATACAACAAACCTCACTGCCATCTGCACGATATAAATACGAATAAGTACCATGCTTAAAATAACGACGTCTCATAATAAAATGTTTCATAACTTTCCTTGGTCAGCCAATTCTTGGCAGTTGATACAATATTGGCAACCTTCAGAAGCTTTACGCCTTGCTTCTGGTATTTCGTCGCCACATTCATTACAATTTTCAGCGCTTTTAACTAACTTTACTTGTTGAGTTTTAAAGTGGTTATCAAGCGCCATTTGATTGTTTTTTATTTCTTGCTCACCAGCTCTATCTAGAAAATCCATGGTTATATAAGGCCGCGAGTATCATCTTCAGATAAATATGGAATTCCGTTAATTTTCACGAAATGAGGTGAAGTAACAAAACCTTTCGCTTTACGAGTGCTTTTATCTGAACTATCAGGATCAACACTCAACAAGTCTGAAAGAACTAACTTCACGCCATAATATTCAGTCTTATCTTCATCAATGCCGTTATTGGCATAAAACATACAATCAAAGGGCTCAATACCACGCCAACTTCCTGCTTCACGTGCTTTTTGTTGAACCTTACGAAAGTTCTTTAAATCAAATTCAAATTCCAAATCACATGTTGCACTTCCGTCTGTATGCCCATCGGTTACGCCACGTGATTTAGAAACCGCTGAATCATCACTAATAGTTGCCGATGCACTTTTCACATGAACAAGTACTCCACCAAGGTCTATATCAAAACTACGTCCTGAAAAATTAGCTCCCATTATTTATGCTCCTGTTGATGCTTTTAACATGATGCTACCTGTAATTTTTACAGGGCATTCATATGGTTGAACGGCTAATAGAATTTCAACTTCATCACTGCTTTTCCATGTAATAGTGATGTCATCATCTTCAGGTGGTTTAATTTCACCAGGGAATTCATAATCACCAATCTTTGTAATAACCGCCATCTCACGTAAGTCTTGAGAAAAATACAATTTGGCTGAGGCCGTGCTTGCAGGAGATGAATTAAACTCTCGATCAGCAATACGAGCGATTGCACGAACGCGCAGTTACGTGCGGCTTTCATTGCAACTCGGATGTGCCTGATATCTTGAAAGTCTCCACCTGGCACCTCTAATGTGCGGCCTGTTGTCCAATATTGACCAGGGTAATCTGGGTACCACATAGGCAGTGAATAACGGTTTGATTCGAGGGCTTTTAAGTAAGCAAGTTCAAGTGGTTTACCATCTTTATCAATCGCTAAATCACTACTACCTAAAATGGAGCCTGTTTTTACACGTGCAGGTGAATCTGCAATTGATACTTCTTGATTAGCTAAGCGGCCAGCATAAATACCAATGGTTGAATTAGTTAAATGCACTTGCGGCACAACGGTAATATATTCACTGGCGACACCCTTTTGAATGGCAACCGTTGCCGCTAACCACGTTGCCCAGTCTTCGCCTGTTTTGGTTGTAGTATCAATGGCTGGCGTAGTACACATAGCAAATACTTCTCGCCCTAACTTACTTTTTAGTTCAGTTCGCAGTGCAATAGCTTCTTCAAGTAACGTTTTATCCGTAGCTGGAAAATTAAGGACAAATGCCTCAAAGCTTGATGTTTCATTTGCTTTGCTAACCGCATCTTGCCACTTATCATTTTTACCAATAATCATGACACCTGCCGTCCAACTTGATTTACCGTTTAGTTGCGCGGCTTTCAATGTTGTTAAAAGTGCAGGGTCTGCTTTTGCTAATGCCTCATCTAAGTCTGTTGATGCATCAACCATGATCAAGTTTCGAACGTCACCAGTAACGGTGCCGTAACCAACAAATAAGAAATGAAATGCAACACCGGGAATACTGCCGTTCATCATGTTTAAAATTTTAATTATGACCGATGGAAATGCCATATTATTTACTCCTATTACGTTTCATTTCACGTTTAATCATCATCGCTAATCGTTTAGGCCGAATGCCAATCAATCGTCGTTCTGGTCTGTTGATATCCCACTTTCTTGCTGGGGTTTTACTTTCTAATTTATTAATTTCTTTTGCTGCTTCACCAACACTCATGTTGCTAGTGATAAATTTAATAGTTGGCTTCTTGCCTCGCTTTTGGCGGCCGCTACTTGGTAACCGCCAACCTAACTCACGTAATTCCTTTGCTTGCTCACGTGTTGCTGGATCTGTTTTTTTAGGCTCGTTTGATTTCCTTCCTTGCTTAAATCTCTCTCGTAACCCACTGTTTTCAACTTTCCCTTCATGATGATTACTTGCGACTATCCCTCTTCGAGTAGGCCAACCAACATAAAGGTCTCTATTATTGTTTCTTTGAAAATGCTTGATTTTATTAACAAGCTTTTTAAACATTTTCTTTTTGCCTTTCTTACGCTTTCGCCATGCTCTACCTTCTGGGTCTCGTTGCGCTCGAATGTTTTGCTTTGTTTTTTTAGCTATTTGCTGACCGACTTTTTTTAATAACCGTTTACGCTTTTTTGTATCTAAACCAATTAATTCAAGCTGCTCCTTAAGTCGTAAATAACTCTTTCTGTCAGCTTTAATTTCAATCACGAATAGCTACTTTAGATTGAAATTTTTCAGCAATATAAATATCGTATTCTTGAATACTCCAGCGTTTACCTCTCCAGTAAACGAGGCCGTCTTTGTCTTCAACTATTTTCACTGGCTCATCAAAAGCAATAGTGATTAGTATTTCTGCGCTTGTTTCATCTTCAATCACAACATCAACTTCAGGATCGCCTAGCTCGTCAAACTCATCACGCTCTGTATCGTTATCCATTAACCAGGCACCGATATTTGCAAATAGCACCGCTGGGTCATACTGAGTATGTGGAAACTTTTCAAAAAAAAATTCAGCAACGTATTGTTGATGCATTAAATCAAAACCATTTCCCATGTGTTTGGTGGTCAGCTTTAATGAAACAGAGTCCATTTCACATTCCATGCGCGTGGCAATTCTTTTGCCTACGACCTTTTCAATAAAGGCTTTTAAGTCACGTAACTTGTAACCTGATTTATATTGAGTACTCATAGCAGCGTTACCGATGACCGATTCATTCCGCACATATTACGAATTGCACGTTCACTTTCAGCCAGTAATTCATGCTTAATTTCTTCACTTCTATCAGCTAAATGATCACCTTCTTTACGTTGGTGAACGGTTGCGATATCTGGTAACAAATCCGCTTTAGCTCTTGAAAACACAGCCGCTTCATATTGAATAACAACGCGGTTTTTACCATTGATTGATGGCGTAGCAGGAACATCAATAGCCTTGTTATAACCTTGTTCAATATATTCAGCTTTTAAACTGTTAAGTTGTTTATTCACTTCTGCCATTGAAACAACTAATGCATTTGCAATGCGTTCTGG